AGCCATTTATTATCCTGGTAAGTTATTCAAATATTTGTCTCCTGGAGGTACTGTTCCTCTATCCATTGTTGATGGAGAAGGTAAAACACCATTTGGTGGAGCTACATTCATTGCTGTTGGATCACCTTCAGTTGAATACTCTTTATGTAAAGTAGACTGTTGGAAATTTGGTATAGAAGGTGTTGCACCATCTAACCCGCTCAATTGTGAACCTTGTTGTGTTAATTTGTTTAGTAAACTCATAATTATTAATTTTTATTATAAATATTGAACTATTGTACTTCGTATAAACCTAAAGGAGCCATTTCTGGTGTTTTCTTAACTAATTGTGCTAATAGTTTATTAGTTTCACTCATATCTGTACCTCCTCCACCTTGTCCTAAATTAGTTCCGGCTACTAAAGTATCTTGATTATTAAGTGCTATTGAACCTTTTGGAGTAGAAACAATACGATCCCCATAACCCGCAGGGATAACACCATCATCCATTGTTTTTGCTTTGGAGCCTGCTGAAGACATTGCTGCTACTACTCCTGCTATACCTGCAGCAATTGCAATAGCACCTATACCCAAGGTTGCAGCTGATGCCGAAGTTACAGCTGCTATCGCCCCTGATATTAAAGCTGGAAGTTGTGCTGCTGCTGCTATACCTGCTCTAATTAAACCCGGAACTAGGGATCCTACTACTGCTATACCTGCTGCTGTTAATGCTGCCGCTATACCAGCAGTTACTGGTCCCATATTTGCTAATGTTTCTTGTAAGGATACAGTAGGGTCAATAATTGCATTTATTATTTCAGATATACCATTAAATCCTTCTAAAATTGGAGTTATTAAGAAAGAAATCATTTCTATAGCGGGTACAAGTAAATCTATTATAGGAGAAATCATTTCCATTATAGGGGTTACAAGTTGTACAAAAACATCTTTAATCTTCATCATTATAGCTTCGAATTTTTCAGCTTGACTATTTTGTTCTCTTAATCCTTCAATACCATCTTTTTCTAATTCAGCTGTTGCCTGGGCTAAACCTACCTCTTTTATCCTAGCATTTAATAATTTTTCTTTTTCTTCTGCTTCATCTCCTGTAGCTCCTGCTAATTGTTCTTGAACAAATAAAGTTTCTGCTAAACTATCTCTATTCATACCAACAGATTTAGCTAATGCATCTTGTTGTATTCTATTCATTTTAGAAAAATCTGCAGAGGAACCTATTTGATCTGATATTTCTTTAGCTACTGTAGCTAGATCATTGTTTAGTGCTGCTTGTCTAGCTTTTTCTAAATTAATGTTTTTACCTAGTAATAATTCAGCTTGTAATTCATTTTCTATTGATGATTCAAAATCAAGTAAACTATCTGCTATACCTTCAACTTTAGACATTTCCATACCTAAAGCTTTAGCAGTTGCTACTGCCTCACCTATTAGTTTAGGGTTTTTACCAAATGATAATGTAGTGGCTGCTGAAACTTTGCCTATATCTTTTAATAGTGATTTTTCATTTAGTAAAACACCATTTTGCATTGCTGACATTTTAGCTTGAGCCATAAACTCACCTGTAATGTCATTCATAGATTTGCCTGTAGCTAATGAAATATTATTAATGCCTATTAATTCTTCATTAGTAAATCCTGCCATGTCTCGCATTTCAGTAAATGCAATAGCGTTTTCACCTGCTAAAACAACACTAGTTCCTAGAGCATTGTTTATAGCCATTTGGGATTCTTGTATTCCCTTAGTAGTAACAAAAATATTTCCAGAATCATTAGCTTGCTTTGCAAATTCTTTCCTAGTTGCTAGAGCTTCAGTATAGCTCATATTTAGATTCTTAGCTAAATCACCTGCCCCAGAATCTACTCCTTTTATGGCATCTATAAGTTGATCACCTAAAAATTTAGCTAATGCTAAGGGATCTGTAAGGTTCTTCATCATGGATTTACCCAATGAACCTATACCTGCTTTTAAAATTTGTACTTTACCCCCAAATGTTGCTGTTTCCGTTCCCCCTTTAGTAACTTCATCCGCTACTTTAGACATTGCATCTTCAGCATCATTTATTCCTAATTGGTCAACCAGACCACCCATTCCTAATTTATCTAAGGCAGATTTAAGACCACCAATCATAGCACCCCCTAGACCCATGGCATCAGAAATTTTTTCTTCTTCAGCAAGCCTTTTTTTAGCAGTGGTTAATAAATCATTATATAAAACATTTTCATTTGCTAAAGTTCCTTCAATTTCAACTAAAGCTGCTAATTCTCTATCAGTTATTGAATTAGCATCATATTTTTGTTTAAGATTTGTATAAAGGGTTTTTTGGTTTTCTTTTTCAGCCTTAATTTTATCTTGGATAGATATTAATTCTTTTTTACTAAGTTTATTAATACCTACTTGATCATTTTGTAGTTTTTGGGCTAAACCCGATAGGGCATTAAATGATTTTTTTGCATCCGCTAGTGGTTTACTAGTTTTTTGCATTTCTTGAACCACATTTTTAAAACCTGAAGCGATACCTGAAATATCATTAGTAGCATCTTGAAGTTCTTGTTTAAGGGATTTAACAACTCTTTCAGCCTCATTAAGTTCCTTAACATCAAATATTTTAATCTGCTTACCACCCAATTGCTTATTAAGTTCTTGGATTTGGTCATTAAGTTTTTTTATTTGGTCTTGAGCCGCCATTTGATATAAGTGGTTTTGTTATAAATATTACTACTTATAACTTGTTTTACCCTTATATGGTTTAGATGCAGCAGCAAAATCTGGGGTGTTGACCTTACCATCAGGGTTAATCATATTTTTTGTCCCTTTACTTTTACTATTTAACTTTTCGTATTCATCCTTTTCATTCTTATAAAATTTATCTATTTCAGAAAAAGTGTATTTACGAAGCCATATAGGCATATTATAAATAGTATTATAGTCGTATCCCCCTTTACCATAAAATAAAATTTGGTGGATTTGAGAAAAAAGAGATTTTCTAAATAAAGGTGCTATATTAATAGTCAGGCCAAAAAAAGTTTAGGCCAATAGGGACCTCTACCTCCTCTCCACTATCTAAAATATAAGATAAATTTACATCTGGTTGAGTATTTTTTATATGGTCTCTAAAAGCACGAGAATCTCTAGCTAAAAAATAATTATCAACAAAATCTCTAATATCTTTTTTTTCACTTTTTCCATCTACTGATAATAACATATGTTTTAATCTTGTAGTTAATTCAGGAGATGCATCCTTATTTATTTTCTTTAAACCCGCTACTTCTCTATTTATTTGTTTTTCATCAGAACCTGTAATAAGTTTATAAGTAATTATTGTTCCTGTTGATGGTAAAGTATATGAAAACTCATTTTTACCTGCTTCAAATTCAGATTCATCAAATTCTTTGTTTTCTAATGTAGAACAATCTATAATATGGGATTCACCTTTTATTTTTACTTCATAATCTTTACCATACCCTAAAATACGAGAGGCTATTAACAATGCGTTTTTATCCCCTACTATTAAATCATCAGTTTTAATATTTTTATCAACAATTAAAGAATCTAACAATTTATCTAATACTGTACCTTTTTGGATATAAGATTGATTAGATAAAATATCTTCTTCTCGAGCAGTCATGTATTTCATTTCTACTTTACCACTTGATAATGGGTTATCTTTAGAATAGATTAAGCCTTTAGAAGGCAATTCAACCTCTTCGGTTGGGAATTTAAATTCGCTCATATAAATTTTATTTAATTATAACTTTATTAATTCTAGTTATACATATGTAATATAAAAAAAAGCTTGGCCGAAGCCAAGCAATTTTCAAAAGGAAGGGTAAAAAATATTTTAGAAATTTAAAATACAGTAATCTGGTTGAACTGTTAACTGTAATTCTACAGCAGCACTTTCATTATCCCAGTTATAATCACCGAAGTTGGCTTCTGTAATTAATGCACCTTTAATAATCCATTCAGATACGATATCACCTACAGGTCCTAATACGTTCATAGTTAAATCTTTCTTATAGAAATCACTATATCCATCTCTACCTGTTACTGATTCGTGATGTAATCTAACCCATTCCATACATGCTTGTGCACCTGATGGAGTAATTGGATCAAATAATGTCATTTGTATCGTATTCCAAAGTGTTTTACCTTTAACATATCTTGCAACGTTAATATGGTTTAATTGAACTGTACCTTGTGTTAATGAAACAGCTCCCATACCTTTAATTTGGTATGAAGGAATCCCATCAACATACATGATAAATCTGTTCTGTTGTTTTGGCTCAAATGCTGTATAAAATATTTCGTTTGGGTCTAATACTGCCATTTTATTGTTTTATTTTATTATAAATATTTATCTTTTTATTTTTTATTCAGGAAATGTTGCTCCAGTTGGTAAAACATTGAAATCTAAAATTACGAATTCAGCTGTTTTGGTTGGTTGTAGGTAAATTTGTCCTACTAGCTCATTTCTGTCTATTACATCTGGTGTGTTATTTGTCTCATCCATTACAACTTGGAAAGCATATAATCCTTGTCTTTGTTGTACTGATTCTAGGTATGGATTTACTTGTGCTAAGAAATTATTTCTTGTAGCAATTGTATTTTGTTCAAATACTAAGTTATCCGATACTTGAGTAATATAACTCTTAAGTGAGATTAATAATCTACGTACATTTACTCTATCTAAAGCACTTGCTCTTTTCTGTAATGTTTTCTGACCAAATACTACAACTCCACTTCCTGGGAATGTAGCTATTGGGTTAACATTTGCTTCATATAATGTATCTCTGTTTCCAGATGTTAATTTTCTTTCTGCTCTTACTACACTTCCTAAAGCTCCTCTAATTAAACCTGCAGGTGCGAACCATGGGTCTGAAGATGAATCAGTAAATGCGTATACTGCTGGAATATACGTTGAAGCTGGCGCCCAAACTGTTTGTCCAGTACCTGCATCGACTGTTTGTAGCCATGGCCAATATGTCGCAGAGTATGATGTATCATATCCTGCTGCTTGGTTGGTTACTGTGCCTATAGTACTATTATAAGGTACTAAATCTATTACTGAAATACAATCTGTTCTACCTTGTGCTAAAGAAACCAATTGGCTTGTTTGTGCATGTAAAGATCCTATTAATCCCGGAGCTGATATTACATTAAATTGGTAATCATCTTTGTT